GCACCTGAAGATGGAAGACGAGCACCAGGAAGCGGGCATGGAACTTCAGCAGCTGTTCAGGCGTGGAAGATTAGGGCAGGCGTGGAAGCGGAGACGGCATAATTGAACTGGCCTTTCGTCAGTCATAAGAAATACCTCGAACTTCAGCGCAAGCACATCGAATTGCAGCTAGAACTTTCCGACGCCAAAAAGCGCATTGCTGAGCTCGAGAATCCGCCGAAAGACGCTAAAGGCAATCCTGTAATGACTCAGCTTCCTCCGCGTCTTACCCGTTGGCAAGCAACTAAACGGCGAGTAGAAGCGCAGCTCAGACCTGATAAGCCACCTAAAACAGCACAAGAAGTTTTGAAGGAGACAGCCAATGTTCAGTAAATCAGGCAAGCACTTCGCCAATCCGGCAGTAGGCCGCATGCACGATAAAGCAGGTTCTAAACCTACCGAAGTAAGCGAGAAAGGCGCAAAGCCTAACGCGCCATCGATGTCAGGCGACCAAGGCCATGCCAGCGAGACGCATGGCACAGAACCACATCCGCAGACCGGAGTGCATGCGGTAATGATTACACACCACGGTGGAGGGCACGCCAAGACGCATACGCATCACGATGGCGGGCACATCGAGACGAACGATCACGCCAATCTTGCTGAAGCTCACGCGTACGCCCAGCAGATGTTGCCTCTTGATGAACAATCGGAGCAGCAGCCACCGATGGGAGGTGCGCCAATGGGTGACGTTGCGCCACTCGGAAACATGATGGGGTCAGGTTCATAGTTAAAACACACAAGGAGAATCGAATGTTTAAGAGAATCGCTTTACTGTTCGCGGCCCTAGCTTTTGCTTTGCCGGCCTTCACGCAACTTCCGCCTGTCGCTCCTGAATCGAATCTATCGAAAGTGGCAGGCATCTACGTTTCCTCGCAATATGCCAAGAATCCCTTGGGAGTAGTAGGAGTAAACGCTCCTACGGGAACCGGCTCGCAGACTTATACGCTAGTCAAGGGCTGGACAACGCTGCCTGATGGCCGGTTCGTCATGCCCTGGACAGTGAACCAGACTGTGACTTGGGGCGATGCCAACCAGGAAACGGACACGATCACGGCAGTAGGTTCAGGGTGCGGATACAACCAGCCTCTTAATACCTGCCAGATAACCATGTCTGTGACTTATGCTCACGGACAAGGTGCGCAGCTATTCAGCGCTTCCAATGGTTTCTATGAGGCGGCTGCGGACGCGGCGGCATCGGGAGGAGGTACAGTCTATTGGGCAGTGGACTGCGGTAACACTGTTCTCTCTACTTCCAGCGCAACGAATACGCTGACTTGCGTTGTGCCCAAGACGTTTACCACGGTTGGGGTATCGGCCTACGTAACTACGTCTATTACGACTGCGGTCAGCTATAGCCTTGGCATCTCAGGACACACAGCTGCGTTCATGACCTCTTGCACGTCCGTCACCGCCGGAACGAATTGCTCGCAGTTCGTACCAGCTCCAACGGCTCTGGCTGCGGGAACAGGGACTAGCGCAGTGCTAATTACCATGAACGCTACACCGGGTGCTGGTGCGCTGCATACCCGCGTGTGGGGCTACACGATGATTCAGTCCAGCTACTAATGCCTTGGGGACCTGGCGATGCTCGAGCGAAGACGCACAAGGCCAATACGCCGAAGAAGAAGCGTCAATGGGCCGATGTCGCAGACAGCATTCTTACTAAGACTGGCGACGAAGGCCGAGCGATACGAGGAGCGAATGCAGTTGTGGCTCGCAAACGCGTGTCACCGTCCCCTCGACATTAGAGGTTCCATTGTGACGGTGAGAGGGGCCTTGCGAGGGGAGGATAGCAAGGCAGCGGACTCCTTTGCAGTGAAGTATAAAGACGGCATCACGTCACAACTCCTCCAAAGTTAATGCCCACATCTCAGACTGAAAGCATCCCGGAACAGCAAGACTCGCAAGAGACTGCGCCTAAGACTCTTCAGGACGAAACGCCCGAAGAGATTCAAAACGCGCTCAAGGAACTCTGCCGCAAGTTTGCCTCGCGCGATAAATGGATTCGCCGCTGGCAAGTTCGCAAAGCTGCCAAGGCTCGTTTCTTTTGGCGCGGCCATCAGCGGCTAGTATTTGACTCACGCTTTGGAATGGAACTGCCTTATCAAGGCGGTTTCGGATCTTCCGATGATGAAGGAGACGAAGGCCCGCAGTATCTCGATACCACAAATATCTACCAAGGCTATGCACGCAAGGTGATGGCCGCTCTGACCCAAGAAGCGCCCAGCGTCCGCTTTGAGCCTGTTGACCCTGCTTCGGCAATCGACATTCAGGATGCTGCGGCCAAGGAGGATTTACGCCCCATCATCGAGAAGAATAACAACATGGACGTGCTGCAAATCGATATGGCGCGGCTACTGTGGACTGATGGCCCGGTTTACGGCTACACCTACTTTGAGCGCGACGAGAACAGGTTTGGGACAGAGGTAGACCCATCTACAGGTGAAAAGATTCCAGCGGGGCAAGAAATCATCGAGTTTTACGGCGTCCTCGAAGGCAAAGGGCCGATGACCATCAAGAGTTTCCACAAATGGCCTTATTTCAATCTCAGCATGGAAATCGACATCGTTACGGCCAAAGACAAGTACGAGGATGTAGCGGAGAAAATAATTATTGGAGCCTCGGGAGCTTCTGAGGACCAATACGAAAGAATTGCCAGAATGTCGGTGATGCAGGGAACCGAAGTCCTTACCCAGTCAGGCGATTCTCTGACTCATCTTGTTACCTGGCAACGAACCTGGTTCAGACCTGAGGCTTTTTGGGAAGTTGATGACGAAGACTTGCGAAAGCAGATGATCGAACTGTATCCGTCCGGTGCTCATGTCGTGTTCATGGGAGATACGTTCTGCGAAGCCAGAGACGAGAATGTGGATGACCACATCACGCTGATTCGGCCATTGCCCGGTGATGGCAACGATACACCAGCATTGGGAGACATCGAGATTTCGGTGCAGGAACGCTTTAACGACCTCATGGACATTCAGATGGAAGGGCACGAGATGGGCCAGCCTGGAACATGGTTCGACCAGAAAACCATCGATATTAAGGCCATGAAGGAACAACGTTCCTTGCCAACATCAAAGTACCCGTGCAACAACCCCGTACCAGGACAGCCTCTGGCTAATCAGTTCTTCACTGAAGCTCCGTTCTCCGTATCCCCGGACCTGATTAAATTCTGCGACGACTTGCGCGGTCCAATTTCTGAGTTCCTCTGCGATGCGCCTCCGGCTATGTTCGGAGCGGAGATGCCGGACAACACTACGGCGTCTGGTTATGCAATGGCGCGTGATCAAGCAATGGGTGCGCAAGGAACTGTTTGGCGCAATATCAAGATGGGCTACGCCAACATCATGAATCAAGCGGTGATGTGCGCGAAGGAAAATAGGATCAACGATATATCGAGTGGAAGCGGAACCAATGCTGTAACGGTTTCGATTGCGGACCTGAAAGGGAATTCACGTTGCTGGCCGGATACTTCCGAAGGATTTCCAGAAACTTACCCTCAGAGAAGCGCGAAGTTCATGCAGGTCGCCACACTAGGGCTGAAGAATCCAGCTATTGCCGCCATCTTGCAGAATCCACGCAACCAGACGCTCGCGCACAAGATGATTGGCCTTCAGGATTTGGAGATTCCCGGCTCAGACTCTTCCAAGAAACAAATTTGGGAGATTCAGCAGTTGTTGCAAGGCCAACCTGTGCCGGTCATGGGACCAGCCATCAACCCGATAACAGGGCAGCCGATCCTTGACCCACAGACCGGACAGCCGGGACAGGTTCAACAGAAGGACCCACAGACAGGACAGCCTAAGTTTGAAAGTTCTGTTCCCATCGATGCGCAGTATGACAATCACGAAATGGAGTTTCAAGAAGTGGTGGACTTCGTAAATTCCGAAAAGGGGCGCGTTGCGAAGCTGACGAAACCGGAAGGATTCGAGAATGTGCGGCTGCATGGCTTGGAACATCAGGCTGTGTTGCAGGCAAATGCAAAGCCCGCGCCTCCCAAACCTCCTAGCGTTTCCATTCAAATGAAAGATTTGACGCCCGAAGGACAAGTGCAAGCCGCTGCGGAAGCAGGCATCCAAGAGAGTCCTGCGGAATTACAAGCAAAAGCAGCGCTCGACATGGCGCAGAAGATGAAACCGAAAGCGCCGCCGCCGAATGGTGCGCCAGTAGGGCCAGTTCAGTAAGGAGGAAGTAAATCATGGCAGATGGAGCAATAGCAATACCGGGAGCCGGTGGAGACAGCGGAGGAGCATCTCCGCCAGTAGAAACCACCCCGGTTGAGACAGTCGATACCGCTGTTGAAACTCCGGTTGAAACCAGCGTAGACCCTGGAGTTGAGACTTCACAGACCACCGAAGTTGAATCTACCGATGGCCGAACGATTCCGCTCAAGTACCGCGAAATCTTCAAAGCTAACCCGGAACTTCGTTCAAAGTGGTTCACGCTCGCAGCGTTTAACGAACAGTTTCCGAATGTCCAAGCTGCGAAGGAAGCCAAGGAATTAATTGAACTCGTCGGCGGGCAAGAAGGCTGGCAGCAGATTCAGGAGAAAGAAGAGCAGCAACGCGCCCTGGATGAAAAGTACTACAGCCGCAATCCGCAAGGACAACGGGAATTCGTGCAGAACCTGATCACTCAGGATAAATCTGCATTCACTTCGATAGTTCCTGTAGCGCTCAATGCTTTCTTTGAAGCCGATCCGAAGGCTTATAACCGCGTGATGTCGCGCGTGGTAGCCAACACTTTCGCCGGTGCTTTCAACCGCATGGGCGTGCAGAACAGGTTGGCCCAAGCGATTCAGTTGCTTGGCACTAACCCGGAACAGTCGAAAGCAATTCTGGGCGAGATTGCACAATGGACCGGGCAGTTTGATGAGATTGCCAACCAGCAGCCTGAAGTTGACCCGGAACGCGAAGCCTTCGAGAAAGAGAAAAATGAGTTTCAGACAAAAAAGCAACGCGAAGATGAGGACCGCTTTCAGCAATCCTATAAAAATAGCGCAGGACAGAAAGCAGGTTCCGCGACGCTCACTCACATTTCTTCCATCATCGGAGAAGCTAAGTTCAAATCCCTAGACGATGAATCAAAGGGCGACCTGCAACGCGCCATCTTCCAGAAGATCAATGAAACGGCGATGAAGGACCAGAACTACATCCGGCAGATGAAAGCGATTCTGGCCCGCAAGGATGCCGCTGCAGCCGAGCGATATTTCCTCTCGAAGTTCAATCAATTGTTGCCGGACGCGGCCAAAAAGGTGATGCGGCTGTTTAATATGGGTGGCCCAGCAGCCAAAGTGACTCCAAAGCCTGGAGAACCTTCACTGACTCCCAAGGCAGGATGGATAAACCTGCAGAAACAGCCTTTACCGGGCCAGATCGACCGGCAGCTAACTTCTGACGCCATGATTATGAAAGGCGAAGCCATCTTGAAAGATGGCAAGAAGGTGCGATGGCCAGAACGCGTCGTCGCCTAGTTATCACGGACATTGACATGAAACACAAAGAAATTACAGTTCAAGTTTACGGAGGCTATGCCTCCAGTCTGAGCACGCGAAACGCGGGGATCGGACACCCCGGCCCTAAAAAGCGAATCCGGGTGACGCGCAGCGCAGACCTGTAACACCCGCCACAAGCATACAGACAGCACCGCCGAGGGCTGGCCTTCGGGCAAAGTCGGCAGCGTGTGAGCCTAAGCACCATGAGTCAATATGGCACAACTCCAGAACACGCAGACCCTTGCTTTGCAACTGGAGCGTGTGCGGGACAAGCTCGAATTGCTGTACGAGCGCACCGACACGCTTTGGGGGATGATTAAAGAAGAAACAGACGTAGACCCCGTATCAACCCGCAACATGCGTATTCCCGTTCAGGCCCTTGCTGGCGGGATTCCTTCACAAGTTGACCCGGATGGCGGAGATTTCGGACGCGGTTCGGGAACTACTTTCGACTTCGGCCAGATAACTCCGGTTTATATCTCCATCGCGGTAGAAGTGTCCAAGCTCGCTGAAATCGCAACCAACGGCGGCGAAAAGGCCATCGAGTCTATCGCCAAAGTCGAACCGGCCAATGCGATGAAGCAGCTAAACAAAGTGATGGACAACCTGTTGAATACCGATGGTTCGGCAACTCTCGATACCGTCGTGACGGTAACCAGCGCAACGCAGTGGATCGTCAACAACGGCAACCAGTTCATGGACAACATGCTGATTGACGTATGGTCCGCGCTGGGCGGGACATTCCGTGGAACAGTTCAGGTTCTATCAGTTGATCCAAATGCGAACGTGCTCTATCTGGCAGGAGCAGGGTTGGGAACAACCATTTCAGGAGACTTGCTCCTGTTGCGTGGTGCTCCCGGTGTTGCAGGAGGCTCGCTGCTGGGCATTCTGTACTATCAGACACAGAGCAACTCGGGAAACTGGCTGCAACTTCCAAGAGCCAGCTATCCCGGAAAACTCCGCACTCCCTACGTTAACGGAAACTCCGCTTCTGTCACGCAGCAAACTTTCCGGCGCATGTTAAGCCAGTTGGCCTTCGCTCTCGGTGACGATATTGCCGAGCAGCAAAAGGGCGTCTGGTACATGGATCTGGATCAGGCTGCGGCATGGGAGAATGTTGGACTAGCCGTCTCACAGGTGATCCAGAACCAGCTTACCGGCAGCTCGTCCGAGGACATGATCAAGAAAGCCACACCGCAGACTGCGGCCGGCCGCAAGATCGTGAAATCGATTCACGCCAAGCCTGGACGCATCGACTTCCTGTGCCTATCGCACTGGGGCCGTTGCGAAAACCAGCCGATTGACTATCTGGAGTATGGCGGTCAAACAGTGTTCCCGATTTATGGGGCAAGCGGCGGCGTTGCAGGCGCGTCCATTTTCTACTACTGGACCGGCTGCAATGTGTTCAACGCCAATCCGAGAGCGGGTGCGTATTCGGACAACTTGGCAATTCCTGTGGGCTATTTCGGCCACTAAAACGGTTGGGGCAGTACTGCTAGGAGCGACGCCTCTTCACCCTCCGAAGAGTCTCCACGGGGCTGCCCCATTTCACCTTAAAAGGAGAAGCACATGATTGCGAAGCTAGTAAGTCAGAAGATGGCGAATGGGGTTGTTACGCTGGTCCTGCAACTCTCGAATAACGGGCCAGGAGATTTATTCACAGTTGTTCCTGTACCTGCAAAGTTTTCCGGTCCTGACCGGCGCATTAAAGCCGGTATATCTCCGACCGGAACGGAACGGCGCGGAGTTGCGAAGTTCGCCGGTCCCAACAGACGCCTGAAGGCAGGAACCATTCTGTCTCCGGGAAAAGAACGCAGGCTCGCTCCATTCGTTTATGGTGTCTCTGTTCCTGACGTTGCCATCGTCTCGACCATCACTGAATACGTGCAGGGGAATTACGAAATCACGTTGAACATTGGCGAGAAAGCAGCGGCAGACAAAGCAGCGTTGGCGAAGTATGAAGGACCGGAACGACGCATGAACAAAGTCCCAATTCCTCCTGCCGGAACCATCGAACGTCGCAGAATTCCGCTTAACAAGACGATAGCTCCGGTAGCGGACCAGCACAAGCCTGACGGCCCAGCAGCATCCGACGCTTTCCTGCGCCATCAGCAACTAATCAGCCAGCAATCAGCGGAAGATTTCGGGGGATAATGTGAAGACCCGTCTTCCGACTCCGCAAACTACCCGGACGGTTCCATCCTGGTGCGAAACGACACTCGCACGTTTCGGCCAGAATCCTTATGGTGAGAATAAATATCGCATCATATGGGGATGGGACCGCCTGACTTATGTTGCGGAGAATCTGGACTTCAGGGAAATAGCCAAGAATCCTCAGAAGATCGGATCACTGAAACAAGTCCCGAAATACTTTCTCAATATGGACGGAGAACTGAACCGCTGGATTCTGGAGAAGTGGATGCCTCCTGAATCCTTCGGCTCGCCGGAACAGTGGAAAAAAGATACCTGGGACTCGACGCTTCTGGCCTTCACGTTGGGACCATATCCTTCACGCGGAGAGTTTGAATTCTGCCACGCGATACAAAGCGAATTCGGCAATCCGGTTGAAATAACTCCGCACCTTGTCTCGCTTATCGTCGCTCTTATTGAAAAAGGCAAGAACGATTATTCCTTCGAGGAGCGCAGGCAGGCAATTCGAGACGAATACGAACGCGCCGACCAGGAGCATTACGCCAAGGTTGCGGCTATCTTCCAGGAAGCTGTTGAAGACGTTGACCGTCACATCGCCCACAATCCCACAATTCTCGATGATGTAAAGATCACCCACGCAGTAGAACGTCCCGCAGGCGGAATCAGGCAAGGCAAACCGCAAGATAAATTCAGGAGGGTAAATTGAGCAATCAGACCAGAGTCACCGACAGTATTACGGGGAATCTCAACACCAACAGTCCGGGCGGCGGCGCACTGCAAGGACTGAACAAGAGAAACATCGATCCCATTCCGGCGCGTCTCAAGAATATCAAGACTTACTATTTTATTTACAATATCAGTGACCACAGACCTAATCCACGGATTCCGATTAGCTGGACACGCGCACTCGGCGGACTGGGAACTTGGTACATCTGGGCGCGCGAAAAAGACGATGTGGTAAGCAAGCCGACCATCGTGCCGGAAGTTTATGTTGAGCAGTATGATGACGGAATCCCCGGAGGCTGGGGAGGCGGCAACCTTGTCGGAAGAATCCGCTATCGAGAAGAAGAAGGGGACCGCATCGTTCGGGAGATTCTGGGAACTCAGCAACCCACCATCGAAGACAACGATTTGACCAATTGGGGCGTATTTCTCGCGGAAAAGAAAGAGCCTACCAAAGCGGAGATTGAAGACGCCACCGCGAAGATGACCCACATGTATCAATTGGTCGTAGCGGATGGCGACACCAAGTGGGCTAATCCAGACACCAAGAAACTGATTAGCTCGATTCACGTTCGCGCGGCGAATTATCTTTTGCAGGAACGCGATTGGGCATCTCCTCCGAAGAAAATGGTTCCTTGCCCTGGATGCGGTGGAGCAGTATTTCCGCATGTTGCGTATCACGCCGGCCCTAGCGGTTGCGGTTCAATCGTAAACATGGATGCGGCAAAGCAGCAGCGCATGCGGGAACTTGAACTGGATCGTTTGATCGGCAAGAAAAAGGAAGAAACAGCAGCCTAAATGCCGATAGTCGGCGGGACAGCTTATTCGCAAGCCAAGGATGCCTTAGCCTTCGCTCGCGCGGTTATTGATGATGCATATTCGGCAAGTGGGCAAATCCTAACTGGCACGGTCCCCGGCCCCGCCGCTCCGATGTCATATCAGTATCTTAATGCCGCTTACCAATATTTGCAGGAAGAGTTAACCAATAACGGCGTTGAAACATTTGTTAAAGAAGTGGTATTGACGGGACTAACGGCCACGCCATCTACCGATCCTTCCACGCAGGTGAGTCTTTCCGATGATGGTTATTTTGACGGTGTGAATGCTGTTTGGCCCAACCCGCAACTTCCTATCGATATGGTCAACACAGGCCCCTTGCGGGTTTGGGAACGCATGAGCAGCAATCCCACTACAGTTTTCCTGCCCATGAAGAGAAGTTTCGATGGACTTCCGGGATATTCACTGAATGCACGTTTCTTCTGCTGGGAATGGCGCCAGGACCAGATGTACATGCCCGGAGCGATCCAATCAAACGACTTGCGTATTCGTTATAACCAATATCTCGCCAATCTTAACGCGGATACCGATTTCGTTTTGATTCGCCGCAGCACAAACGCTTTGGGCTACCTCACCGCCTGGAATTACGCCATTACTAGCGGAGACCCGATGGTCGCGGAAACGATTATGTCCGCTGCAAACCAATGCATTCAGCAAATGGTGGTCAGAAGCTCTCGCGCCAATCAGCATGGCGGGCCGATACGCAGAAGAGGATACGGTTCACCGCGTGGCGGGCGCGGCGCTTGGTCAGCACGTTGGTAAAAGGAGAAACAGAATGGCAATTAAGGTAAACGGTTTCGATGGAAACCCATTTGATTTGAACAGTATCGACTCCAATTTCAGGTTTTTCACTGCATATTATCAACTGACCCCTTCAGGCAGCTACGTAACCGGAGGTGACACGGTTGACTTCACTAATGGCGGAATCAACTCTGCGGCTCCTCCCAGCTCAGTCATCATTTGTGCCGATGTCTTTTCAAATGGAGTAGCGGCAGGACTTGGCGCGGCAGGCGGCTATTACACACTTGTTCCTCCGGCTGGTGGCGTGCCATCAACGGCGCTGACAACTTGGAAACTGCAAGCGTGGGCAGCGGGCGGAACGCAGGTTGCTGCTGGAGCTTATCCTTCGACCGTCACCGGCGACACCATCATCGCCAAAGTCACTTGGAAGAAGGCTTTTTAATTGCCTTTCGATAATCAGAACCTGGTCGAAATCCCTCTGGGGCTGTTCGGGGGCGGATGTTTTGAGATGTCCCCGGAAAATGTTCCAGAGGGAGCCTCGCCTTGGCTTCAGGACTGCGAGTTCTTTCCGGGCGGCGTGAAGATGCGCCGGGGCTTGCAGTCCAAGATCTCGGGATTCACCGGTAATGTGAATTATGTGGACACCTACCAGATGTTGAATGGAGATGTCCGAACGCTTTTCCTCGATTCGGCAGGAAACTTATTCTACGAAGACGTAACAAACAATCCAGGAGTTCTTCATGTCATCGGGGAAATAGAGGATGCCGCCTTCGACATTTACGGTGACGGATTCACGCACTCGAATGGCACGAAATACATTGCTTTCAGCGATGGGCAAAAAGGCTACGACATTCCCATGCAGTACAACGGGAGCTTGCTAAGAAGGGTAAGTCAGGACGGTCCCGGAATCCCTCCCACCGTCGTAGATAACACCGCCAACCCGGTAACGATCAAAGCCTCTCCTATGGGGTTCCTTAAAAACAATTCCACCGGAGTTTCGCTATCTGAGTTAGGCAACATCGTCACTATAAATGCCTCACTTGTAATCTTCCCTAACTACATTCAGCCGCAAATAGGCGACACGGTTTTGATTACGGGAGCCAGTGTTTCGGGGTACAACGGAAGTTGGCAACTTACTGCGGTAACGGATAGCTCCGCTCAATTCTACAATCCCACTACAGGGTTAGCTCCAGCAACGGGAGCAACGGTTGATTGGGGGATCATTGCGATTGAATATACTCCAGGGCATGCTTTTGCCATCGGAGGCATGGCTTACGTTTCCGGCGCTACGAATCCTATCTACGATGGCGATTGGGATATTCGTTATGCTCCTCCCGCCGCATCTACGCAGATATTCGTTTACATCCTTCCTTCTCTCGGCGTGGCTGCATCGGGAGGCGGAACCATGCTCCCCGGTGGAAATATCACTGCTGGTTTGCATCAGGTGCGGCAGGCATTTCTAACCGATACCGGATACATTACGAGATTTTCTCCCCCTGGTTCTTGGACGGCTTCAGGTTCTTTGCAAGCCTCTGTTTCGGGTCTGGTAATAGGCCCACCTAATGTTGTCGCGCGGATTCTGGCATTTACGGCCACGGGTGGAGATGCTTTTTTCATAATTCAAGTTCCCACTGATGGAAGCTCGACAGGAACGCAAATAAACGACAACACGAGCACGACTGCTATCATCGATTTCTCCGACGATACTTTACTTGCCGATGTCTCGATTGACACTCCAGGAAATAATTTAATAAATAATGTGACTTTGCAGCCTTGTTTGGGAGTCCTTGGATACAAAGGCAGATTAGCCTGGTGGGGAGAATGCAACTCTCTTCACAACTTGTTGAACATGTCTTTCGATGGCGGCTTTATTGGCGATACCCCCACGGGATGGACTACGGACGCAACAAATGGTGCTGGTGGAAATTATACCTATGGTGATGTTGTTTGGGGGTTTTCTTATTTCATAACTGGAGATGGCGCGACTGCCCTGCGCGGAATGATTACGCAGCCCGCTTATCAGGATTACAACGATGTCCCGATTCTTCTGCCTAATACAAGCTACTCCGTTCGCTTGAGTTTAAGCGTTTCGCCGGGCGCTATTCAGGGGAATGCGGTTGTTGAACTTTACAGTCCCACAGCAGGATCTCTCAGTACTTTTGTCGTTCCTGTTGCTTTTATGAATCAAAATCATTTTATGTGGTTTGAAGGAGTCATTGGCTCGACCGGAATGGTTGTGCCAACGGACTTGCTTCTGCGCTGCTATGTGTCAGGAACACTTACCAACTCTGCCTACATCGTTTTTGACGAAATAACCATTTTCCCCACGAACCAACCGGTTGTCAGCAATGCATCGCGCATCAGTTACGTAGATAATCCAGAAACCTACGATGGCGTCACCGGGGAGATTCAGTTGGAAGACGCGCGGGGAGAAAGTATTTTCAGCGCATTTGAACTGAGGGGAAGCCTTTATTTCAACACCGATGGCGGAAGGTATGAGACTTCTGACAACCTGGTAACTGAGCCGTCCGGCTGGGATGTGAACAAAGCAGCCAATTCCTCTGGGACGGTTTCTGTTCACGGAACGATTTCTGGTGAGAATTGGGAAATCACCGTTGGCAGGGCCGGGGCTTACATGTTTTCAGGCGGCGAGCCTCTTAAAATCACACAGGAAATAAACACCAGCGTAACAGGCGTCACTCCTGCTTGGGATCAAATAAATTGGGATTACGGTTACACCATTTGGGGCGTGAACAATGTACAAGAAAGAATAATTTATATCGGTGTGCCGATGGGAGATGCCACAAAACCAAACGTGGTTTGGATGATTGACTATAAGGAGTTGCAAGATGCCTCGCAGATTGCTTCTTCCGGCCCGATTCATACGAGCTATGCAGGAAAGGTAATTTCCTGGGAGCCAGGCCGCAAGACTTCTCCCTGGAACATGCGAATCAACTCCGCTGCGATGGTTCTGCGTCAGGACAACAGTTACCATTTTTGGGCAGGTAATGGTTCAGGTTCAGGAAAAGTATACGAACCGACAGAAGGACAATTCAGCGACGATGGTGCAGCGATTGATTCGTTTTATGCAACGTATATGCTTCCCAGCCAGATGCTTGCGCAACAAGACCCGCGTTTGGGAATTGGCCGCATGCTGTTTTCCTTTCTGCGTATGTACGTCTCAGGAAGCGGAATTCTAAACATCAATGCTCTGCCTCTTTCCATTACCAACACAGGTCCGAGTTATACGCTGAATCTGTCTTCAGCCTCAAACGAAGATATGGAATCACCCATTCGCGTAGCTGGAGAGCGCTGCGCTTTCAAAATCGGCACTAATGCCGTTGGAAGCTGGTGGAGTCTTGGGAAATTTTCTCTTAGACTTCGCAGACATCCCTGGTCCGTTTTCCGTCACGTCAACTGATGCCTCTTGTTGCCCGGAATATTGAATATGTCCGCAAGACAGATGCAAGGCTCGCAGAATGCCTGAAGGATTTGCAGGATGGAGTGAATGCAGCGGCATTGCAGGCTGGAGTGGACGCTAAAGGCCTTTTGCCTGCCCCACCTTCCATCGGAGAACTGAACATCACTGCCGCGAACGGAATTGTTTCAGCTTCGATCACAGACAATAGCGGAATTTACCGCGCAATCAATTATTGGCTGGAATGGAGTCTTACGCCGGGATTTGAGAATCCCAGGTTGATTTTTCTTGGGCCTTCGCGTACTTGGGATGGCGCACTCGGAAATCAGACTGCTTACTTCAGGGCCTACAGTCAGTATCCAGGATCAAGTAACAGTACGCCGGTTTATTTCAATGGGAACGCGCCAATAGTTCTTGGCGGAGCATCGCCACCGCCTACCACGCCTTCCACTGGAGCCGGAACTGGAACAAATTCCGGTGGAACCGGATCGGGAACGCAACCGTTTAGACCTCAGCCATTTAATCCCAAAATCCCACCGCGTTTGGGGACATTTTGAAAGTTCGCATATTTGAGCCTGATGACATGCAGAAGTTAGAAGAACTCTCTAGTTCACAGCCGTTCTATCACGCATTACCAGATGTGAACCATCCGAGCTTTCTGTCCAGATTTGCGGCAACGAATGGAACCGGAGAACCAGTAGCGATGTGTTTCTGTCGCGTGATAGGCGAAGGATTCATGGTTCTCGACAGAGAGTGGGGAACACCAGCGCAACGATGGATGGCTTTGCAGGCAGTGCAAAGAGCTACGCGCGAAAAGATGCTAGAGCATGGCGTGCGCCGATGCGTGACTTGGATACCGCACGAGATTGAGAAGTCTTACGGAAGAAGGCTTGAATCTCTGGGCTGGGAAAAGCAGGACCGTTCTTCGTTCGTTTACGAGGTCGCCTGATGGGAATGGGACAAAGCGGGGCTGCCAAAAAGCAGCTAAACCAATCGAATCAATATGCCTCTGGAGCGAATGCGAATGCCCAAGACCTTTACGGCGCACTAAATCCCATGCTGACTGCGGAAGCGACTAATCCGCAAGGTTATGGCGCAGGAACGCTAAACGCCATGACCACCGGATCAAATCAGACCCTCGGCGGATCGGTAGGCGCGGCGAAAGGCGAAGGGAATCTGATGGCCGCACGGACTGGGAATGCCGCAGGCTATGCCCCAGCCCTTGACCAAGCAGTTCAGGATGCTGGAAAAACTCAATCACAGAACAATCTCCAAATCCAGACACAGAACGCAAACCTCAAGAACGCTCAACAGCAGGCTGGACTCCAAGGCTTGCAAGGTCTCTACGGGTCGAACCTTGGAGAATTGCAGGGCATGATGGGCCTCGGTCCTTCGACGCTTCAAGCTGGAAATCAGCCTGGAACATTCCAACAGATTATGGGCGGTCTTGGTGGACTAGCAGGAATTGGTTTAGGAGCCGCGAATACCGCGTCTAAATTCTAAATGGCAACTGACCTAGAAGACATGCTTGGCACGGAAGAGGACGAAGATGATAAGCCTCTTGCGAAGCCTAAACCGATAGACGAGGAAGAGCCTCCCGCGCCTGCGATCGGTGCGCCTACGGCCCAGCCTCTTATTCCTCCGCCGATGGCGTCCGCACAAAAGACGATTGCTCCTGTACCGAACACGAACGATGCGGGAAACGTAGCCCCTCCTACCGCTACGAACATTCCCAGCGCAACGGTAGCCTCACCAATGTCTCGATACAATGCTTTACAAGCAACTGGCGCACCCGTTTCTCACAAAACAGGATTCGGTGGGGGACTGCTCAAAGTTTTGGATGCGGCAGGAAACGTCATCGTACCGGGCGTCATGGCAAACATTCCCGGAACGACAATGCACCAGCACTTCGCAGAAGAAGGCGCGTTGAATCAGGCGAAGGCGCAGACTGGGATTCAGGATACGCAGTCTCAAATCGCGCAGCGTAATTCTCAGGTACAGCTCGCACAGGCGAAAGCTGTACAAGAAGGACAACCCAAGCCAAAGGAAGAAGAATGGGGCGTAGTTCCAAACGTGCAGGGTCCAAATGGCGAACCTGTTCAGCAGGAAAAGAATTCAGGGCAAATCAGATTAGCTCCGGTACAGGGAGCCACGGTTGTAGACAAGAACCAGCCAAAGGCGGCGCATGTCACTTATGATAATGGAATCCCCGTAAGCGTAGTGGGAAAAGACGGTCAAGTATTCGACGTTAACGATCCTAAGTTGCCTCCAGAACTAAAGCCCCTAGTTGATGCTGCGAATCGAGCACACGGGCAGCACGTCACAGAAGATACAGATAAGCAGGCCAGGGCCGCTGCCCTAGCGCAACCCAACAAGAATGACGCCCGTTCAGATCGTAGCTATCAATTCTCGAGCACGCAGATAGAGAAAGCACGCCAGCCAGTCGAGCAACGTCTTGAAAAGATCAACGTAGCTTTGGACAATTTGAACCAAAAGAATCCGCAAGCTGATGCTTTAGCCGCTCCTGAAA